GCTTAATTCTTCACGAATACCAACAGCTGAATACCGAGTAAATGTATTTGCAATAATCGCCATTGTTTTATCCTCTTAAATTAATCGTTTAACAACATGGAAATAGCTGATTGTGCATCACGCCAATTTCCATTTTTTTTCAATCTTGAGGTAGTTCTTTTATATTTATCGGTTTTTTTAGGTGGTTTACGGCTGCCGCTTCTCAAAACTTTTGTTTGTCCTGTTTTAGCGTTAACCCGTTTTTTTGTTACCTTTTTCTTGCCTTCATTAAAAAGCATAGCATCATACAAGATACTTATATGATTTGCTTTTGCCAGAGCATTGACTTCCATTTCAGTTACACCACGCTTTGTTAAAAATTCTTTTAACTTTGCCTGTTGTCTTTGTGCAACCTTCGTGTCTTTCCATGCTGGTATTTCTTGCAACAATTTTTCAGCTTCAACAGCTAACATAGCTTGATGTTCTCTCACATAGTCTTGTTGTTGCCGCTGTAAAGTTTTTTGCCTTTCGCTTTGTATTTCAGCAAGTTTATTTTTTTTAGACTGTTGATAGTTCTGCCAATCCAACCTTTTTCTGTTAGCCTCTTCAGGATTAAGATTGTACTCTTGCTCCCAATCTGGCTCTTTATCATCTAACTGTTGAATTTGACTTTCCAGCCTAGATAAACCATCTAAATATTTTTGTCTATCCTCATTTACCATAGCCTTTTCTGCCTCAAAAAGTTTCTTTTGTTCGGCTAGTTCTTGGCTTTTTCTAGTATAACTCTGTTGCCTTGAATATCCGTTGGTCAATTCTTCTAAAGTTTTTTGCTCAACCTTGCCGTCAATTTTGACTTCATATAGTTGTTCTTGCAAATCTTCTTCGTAATCTTCATCAGTTTGTTCGTCTGCATACAGTTCGGAATCTTCCTCATCTTCTAGGACTTCTTCATATTCTTCAGAAATTTCCTCAGAAGGTTCGTCTATATATTCCTCGCCAGAATCAGCATCTTCAATAGGCGGCTGTTCGGACTCTTGTAAATTACCTTCTTCTGGTTTCTCGCTTGGGCGAGTCAGAATATCGGTAACTCTATCTACACTTGATTTTAATTCAGGCGATTCCTCTATAGGGTTTGTCGCTTGGTTCATATTAAACTCCTTTTTTGTTTTTGACTATATTGTCTGCCTTTATCTTCAAAATATGAGCGTTGTCTGCAACGGCCCATAGTTTTTCTTCCAGCAAGTCAACCGCTTTCAATAAATGAAAGTATTGTTCTCTTTCTTCTGCGGCATGAGGAGAAGTTGTAGCCCATGAAGTATGGACATCTTCTCTTACACTTTGCATGACTGCTTGAAAAGTCGTGTCGTCTAAAATGCGTTTTGCATTTTTCCCGAATACAATTAAATCGTCTATATGGTCTTTTGGTTCGCTCATTGTCTAACTCTCGCCATATCGCTGATTAATCTTTGTTGTGTTTTCATTTGTTCCCTATCCCTTTCTACTAAAGCACGAATGACTGTAGTTTCTACTTGTGTGCCATATTTTGCCTCAATTTCGGCAGCTTTTAACATAATTTCAGCATCTAATTTATCTCTATCTAAATCATCTTTTCGCTTCATTTCTTCGTTATCAAGCTGCAATCTAGCATTTGCTTTCTGCATATTGGCTTCTATTTCTTTAATCTGAACTTCAATTAATCTATCTTGTACTGTTTTCTTCTGCTGTTGTGATGCAGCTGCTTGTTGTGCTGTCATTTCAGGAACTTCCTTAAAGAAAGCTGAAGCATCTTTAAAACCAGCTAACTCAACCATCTTAGCCATAGTGTTTCGATACTGTGTCATATCCACTATTGGATTTGCTAATCCAAGTCTTTGCAATATTTCTTCTTGTTTAGAAGCTATAACACCTAAGAACTGCATACGCTCTTGGGCCGTACCATTTCCTAAACCAACATTAACAATACAATCCATGCCTGTTTGCCAAACTCTAGGGTCAATAGGAATCCACTCGTTACGCAATCGTACTGTTCTTTCTTTATCTTGATGCTGCGCTAATAATCTGTATATACCTTTAAATAAAGGTTTCATTCCTGTTTCAGCAAATATTCTCGCTATCAATTCTATATGTTGTTGGCCGCCTTGTATTGTCGCATTAACCGCAGCAGCAGTAGATGATTGAAGCGCATCTGGGTCTAGGCCCATTGAAGCCTTTGATATTCCTGTTCTATTTTCTTTTACTTCATCTAAGTAATTCAACATAGGGAAACAATCTTTACCAACAAATGGCATATTGAAAGGTTGTACCGCGCCAGCATTTCGTTGACGAATAATACCGCCAACTTCTGTATTCATAACATCTTCTATGTTTGCTTGCCCTTCAACAACTGCAACTCTAGGGTGAACGCTCAATGCAAGACTATCTAACATAGAGCGCATAACCATTGATTTCACTTTTTGTATATCTTCAGTTATATCTGCAATACTAAGTCCAAAGAAAGTGTGTGGCTCTGGGTCAGGGCAGAAAGACACAAAAGGTATAAAGTCGCATGGTAAGTTTTTCATAATTTCATAATTATCGCCCATACAACAAACTCTGCGTAATTCAGCTACGCCATCTCCTGTCATATCTAATTTCATATATGCTTCGATATATTGAACTTTTAAATTGCTATCATCTTCAATCGGGTCAATGCCGTCAGCACCAAATTGATTTCTTGCTTGGTACTCTGCATTGTCATCTAACTCTGTTTCGTATGGCGCTGCATATTTCATAACATCATCATAATTGTACCCCATCTCAACAAGGTCTGATACTGTCAGGTATCGTCTATGGCCCACAATATAAGAATCTTCCATTGAGGTTGCGTTGCGGTCAATTATAAATTCTTCTGGAGGAACAGACTCAATCTTGACGCAGCCTTTCGATTTTTTTCTGCTGGCCTTAACATCATGCAGCTGTGGCATTTCCATACTTTCTTCCATCAACTGTGGTATAACTTCTTCGGCTTCTTCTTCTGTTTCAACAACAGCTTCAGGTTGTTTGTAAGATGGGTCAGGATAAGATGTTATTTCGCTTATCATAACTTCGTCATCAGACTCTAAAACACTTAACTCAACATCTGTTATTCCAGAATATTCGTAAAATTCAGAATGGTATGTATCTTCCCAATAATATTTTATAAAGCCGTTCTTACATAACAAAGCATCTTTAAAGGCATTATAAAAAATTGGAAAGCCGTCATTGTCTTGTTGTAGTACAATGCGGTTTATATAATCAGTAGCTTGTTCAGCTAGTTTTACATCTTCTGCTCCAAACGGAACAAACTCTACAACATTTTCGCTTGAGAAAAAGATACGCATGAGGCTTGGCATGATGTCTGCGATTGTATCGTGAACATCAAGTGAGATGACTTGGCTTCTTCCGCTTTCTTCGTTACCGAAAGGTTTACCCTGATAGTAGTCAATGCTCGTAGCCCTGAGTGGTGAAACTGTATTGTCAATAAAGTCAGAAGCATCATCAAGGGCAGAACCCACAATACCTTGCAATTCCTCTTCGGAAGGCGCTCCATTATCAAACTCTTTCGTACTCATGCCTGAAGAATCTCCGACATCAATAGCTTCGTATGTATCGTCAGGCTTCATTTTTATTAACTCTATTTTTAGAAACTTTGTCTTTTTGGGGTTTCTTTTTGGTTTGTTGTTTTTTGCTCGCTAAGTAGTCATGGACTTCGTACTGAGCATCATATCTCGTAACCATACAGGATTCCTTATTTTGACACTACATATATAGTGTTTCTGATTTTTAATTTTAAATGATTCTAAAAATTTTTCAGCACGGAAATTGTAATATAGTTACAAAGTCAAAGGGGGGTCATTCCTATATTTTACTGAAATCTCAAATTAGTGTGTTTTATATAAACCCCAAACCCCAGACCCCTACACAAACAAGGGGGGATTATTTATTTTTTTTTTACTTTTTACCGAACTACAGAAAATACGGCCTTTTGTTTGTGTGGTCTAGCAAGCTAACATTATTTATTATTTTTTAAGGCTTCAAGGTGTAAATCCTGAGTCGATATGTTCACCTTAATATCGTTGGTAGCATTGGCTTTGAACTGACTATTAAAAGTGCCAGCCTTCCAGCGCCTAGCTTCCAGCTGCAATTTGGCTTTCTGTATTTCTTCGGTTATTGGTTCGGCATTATCTACAATCTCCAAGGCCTCCTCCATTACCATATAAGCCGACTCGCGCTGCCTTTCCTCTCTCAGGCGCATTACCTCATTATAAAATGCGCCTCTTTCTTGGCCTTCTCTAGGCTTGTTAAGCCATTTATAAAACAAGTGCCAAGTTAAACCCTTTTTATTAGGCCTTGAAAAATCCTCTAGCCCTTTGACCTTGCCTTGTACTATTTGATTAAAGCTAAAGCCGTTATCTATAGCCTCAATAATTCTTCTATCAATAGAATCTTTCTTGTCTATTTCGTTTAAATGATTCATATAGCTGCGGGTGATTGGTTGGCCTGCCATGATTGACTCCTTTTTTTTAGTATCAATAATATATAATTATGGCATGGCAGATTGCAACATTAAAGCCTATATAGGCTTTTTAATGTTTGCCATCTTTGCCATTTTTTGCCCGTTCTTTTGTTGTGCTGCCATCTTTTGCCATCTTGCCACGGCTGGAAACATAGGCCCAGCCTCATTGTGGCAAGCTGTTGCCATCTGCTGCGGGTTTGCCATCATGATTGCAATTATGGCAAATGCCCTGTTTTGCTTTGCCATCTGCTGCCATCAAATAAATATTAATTATTTGTTATTTTTCATATAATAATGATTGACAATAACGAATCCTTTCTTTATTAATATAATCAGTTAACAAAAAAATAGGAGTTTATTATTATGTTCAATTACGAAAAATTAAATATTCAAGGTTTAAAGGGCGCGGCTTTAACAAGAGAAGTCGGCCTATATGCTGCCAAGAAAATTATTACTTTATTAGAGTCTGACTCGCCAGCCAAGCCATGGCAAAAATCTTGGGTTAAGTATTCGGGCTTTGATGGTTCAAGTTACGGCCATTGTAACCAAGACGGCAAGGTCTATAGAGGCTGGAATCAATTCAGTTTGGCCATGGATAAGATGGCCCTAGGTTATGACTCCAATACTTGGGGTACAAGAAAGAATTGGTTTAAGAAAGGCTATTTAATAGCCGAGGATTCGCCAGCCGTTCCAATTATATTTGCTAAGAAAACCAGCTATAAGACTATTGACGACGACGGCGAAGAAGTTATTAAAACAGGAGGATTCATTTATAATATCTCATTCGTTTACAATTCTGAATGTACTTTGAAGAAAGATACTCAAGAACCTTTCGAGCCGTACGAATTAGAGGAGCCAGCAGAACCTTTAAAACCTTTTGAAATTCACGAGGCTTGCGAGGCCCTAGCCAATAATTATCTTAAAAATTCGGGCATAGAGTTAATTGCTGCGCCCGCTAATTCAAAGTACCAAGCCTATTACGCGCCTCATAAAGATATTATCGCCATGCCGCCAAGAGAATCTTTTATTGATACCAAAGACGGAGCAAGCGCCAAAGATAATTGGTACGCGACTCTATTCCATGAGATGGTGCATAGTACGGGCCACAAGGATAGATTAAACCGACTCAAGGGTGCAAGGTTCGGGAGCAAAGATTATGCCTTTGAAGAGTTAGTGGCCGAATTTGGCGCGGTTATGGTCTGCGGCGCTGCTGGCTTATTTGTAAGCCCGCCAGCCAATCACCATAGCTATATCGCTAGTTGGAAGGAAAAACTAACTAATGACCCAACGGCAGCCTTTAGAGCCGTAGCGCTGGCTCAATCTGCTATGGATTATATAGCAGTTACGGCAGCTGGTGAAAAATATACTAAGCCTAACTATGAAGAGGCCGCTGCTTAATTATCTATCCGAGGCCCTTATATAGGGCCTCACTTAGATTATTAAATGGTTTAATAATCGCGGGCAATTAGGCCCAACAAAGGAGTAAATTATTATGAAAAAAGAAACAAAAAAAGAAAACAATAACTGCCAAGTTCAAATTAATATTGGCCCTAACCAATTAACATTTGCACGCGGAAATGGTGATTTTACACAAGCTGGCTTAGAGTTGGCGGAG